TTAGTTTGGCCTTACGGCCAAAACAAAGGTCAACCAGGTAAGCTCCGTATGCGTAAGCGTCTTGTTCTCAATCTTCTCCAGCCATGCTTTATCCGTAATCACCGAGCGATTAAGCAGCGACTTTACGTTTTGGGCCAGGATGTCCCATTGATATTGACTAAAATCCAAGGGTTTCCCCGCCTCTCGTTTACAGAATAAATCCAGTTCAGCAGATCTACGTTTCACCAAGCCAGTCAATACCATGCCGCTTGATTTGTTGTATTTGGTGATGTTCTCAGCAATTTGAGCGATTGTACGTCCCTTACATAGATTGCTGAGATTGCCTGGACCGCAGTTGTAGCAGAAGCTGACCAAAGCATCAAATTGGTTTTGCGTAAGCTGCGCCGTAACCGGTACATAAGCAGGGTCGTTCACATAAGCCTCGAATTTGAGCAAATCGCTGGCAAGCAAGCTTTCAGCCTGCTGCTGCGTGATCGTCATCTTCTCTTTCACATCCGGACCACAGTGTCCATAACCGATTGTATAGTAGGCTTCATCGGGAACCGCCTTGTATGCCGTTAACCGGCAGCCTTCAAAAGACTTGATCAGATCAATGCCTGCCTGAGAGATTTGTCGAACCATTATTCATCTACTCCTTATTTTTGGCAAATTGATACGCTCCGGTTGCGCTCAGTCCAATGATAGAAATAAGGATCATTTTGCCCTGAATCCAATCCGGAACCAAAACAAAAACAGCCGCGATGAGCACGGCTGCAAGGTTGATCCATCTATCTTTAAGACCAAAACCTTTGGCAACTCCTACATAAGCCGTCACAAGCGCGGCTAGGGTTAAAATGTCGTTTGATATGTTCATTATATCCTCCCCAATCTTAGTCCAGGACACTAAAGCAAACGCAGCAATAACGCCTATTCATCATAATCGTACCGTAGAAGGTACGTTTAAACCCTTGCAGGTCTTCCATTCTGCGCTTTCGTTCTGCTAAGGACTATTTCTGCCATTTAAAGTGCTACTCCGCTATTGCTTTGACCGGCTGCCCATTTTCAGTATTTTCTCAGCCGCCCCTCCTTCGCCGACTGCAGATATCCAGACGATGGTGTGTTGACTTTGCTGATTGGTTTGTATGACAGGACACGCAACGTTTCTTCCGCTGTGGCAAACGTAGGAACCACTTTAATGGTCATTGCGATCCGTGCAAGTTGGATCCGAATATCGACCAGCAGCTTTGCATTGTCTTACACCTCTGCTCCCCTCACCGCATCCCGTCTCCCCTTGTCTATCTAATTGCCATTATCCATATAAAAAGCCCCCGGATCGGTTCCGAGGGCAAAATAAAAACGCCACAATTGGCGCTGCTGTTGTTGCGTAGTTTCATCCTACTGCGCTGCATCTGCGTCGAGCATGGCTTGCACATCAGACCGCCAACGCGCTGGTACGTCTTCAATTTTCTTCATGTTAATCTTGATCAGATCGAAATATATTTTAGCCAACTTGATCACCTCCAGCCACGAGTTCAGCCAGTTCTGCCAGCGCAAGCTGCATATCAATTTTATCGGACTCGTTTGTCTCTGCTAATTCAGCTATAGCCAATTTGAGATCAGTGTTTTCGTTCTGTAGCTCCTTGATTTGATTAGTAACATCGGGTGGGGTTTCTGTTGGTATCCAACCTGGTTCCTCAAATCCAAGAAAATTGCCCTCAGTAATATTCTGTACCTCAATTAAGGTATACCCGGCAGCCTGTTTCTCGTCGATGATTTGTTGCATTTCCTCTTCATTTTGATATTTAACGATAATCACATGCATTTCCTCCTTTAAGCATAATCGTAGACCAGCATTCCAAAATTCTCCACACCGAATGTCCAGCCAGTTAATGTTGCATTACCAAGATTATCTGGACTCAACATAACCTCAATAACATCTCCTGCGACGAAAGCCAGGTCTTCGGTGTAAGTAATCGGAGTAAATGAGCCAAAGAGCCGTAATGTACCGTAAGGATTTCCGTTCTTATATATTCGCACATTTGCTTGATAATCAGCATTGCTTGTTTGCACTGTTATAGATATTCGATAAGTACCTGAAATACCGCATATTACTCTTTTAGCGGACTTCCAACCACTTCCCGACATAGTTATATAATTGAAATCATACAATATCTTTTTATTACCAGGTGTAGCCGTAGGCGCATTGACCGTAATCGCATGATCGTAAATCCCAGCCTGCAATGTTTGCACACTACTTCCCGGCGCCACCGTCACCGCTCCCCCTGAATCTCTGGTGACCAGTGACCCGGAAACTAGTCCTGCATCTGTGCCGATTGTTTTTCCAGACCGTACATCACCGGCCGCCGCCGTTCCGTATTCCCCCCCTTCACCCTGTAAGATAAAAACCGTTCCGTTGTATCGTAGCGTGTATATGCTATTTACTTTCAGATTCCCACTCGATAGAGCAGATCCATTAGATTTCAGGATTGATTTAGTGCCCAACCCGTTGACATTGATCGTAACTGCCCCCGTGTTTTGAACCGCGTTTTTAAATGAAACTGCCAAGCCTTCCACATATGCAACCGGTGCCGGGTTAAGAGTTACTACTTTAGCATTTGCAGTCCCCGTGTCTGGACCATAGTGGACATGTGACACACTATCCGCCAAGTGCGCATCAAACCCGCTGACCCTGTTGCTTGGGATACTTCCCTCGGCCAGCACCGCGCCGTTGATCGCGCCTTCCGGGCCGAGCGGCACGTTTTTAAGCACGACCATGGCTACTTTAGAGCCAGTCTTCAGACCGCTCGCCAAGTTGAGCATCGCCCGCTGCGTCACCGAGCCATCCTCCCCCCGCACTGTATTGGTCAAGGTGTATTGAGTAGCATCCAGCACAGCCCGGTTGATAGAGATCAGCAGCGTGTCCGTGTTAGCATCAAACGTATCCAGCGGAATCTCAAACTCCGTCTGGCCTTCTTCCACGGCCGTTACCAGCAGCGGATAACTGACCAGCTTCGGAACGCCGGTTTCCGTCACCAAGGCCATCTGCTGATCGGTGTAGACTTTGGATTGCACTGCCGCGTCTCTAACCGCCTTTGCCGTAGCTGCCCGATCCTCTGCCGCACTATCGGTTGCACTGGAGAGCTGCACGATACCTTTTTGAGTGAGAGAAGCGTCCTGGACTGTAATCCCACCAAGCTCATCCTCCACCCAAGCCTTCTCTGCCGCCTTTCCCTGCAGCTCCTTCAAAGACTCGCTGGTTCGGTTCATAAACCAGTTCAGCCAAGCTGCAGGGGGCCGATCCTCAACCTGCCACCCTGAATCTCTTTTAGATTGTGGCGGTTCAATACCTGCTGCCGACCAGTCCGGCGCCTGTTTTTCGTAAGCCATAGTACCCCTCCTGAAAGTAGACTAAATAGGTAAAACATAATCGTTGCCCGGCACATAAACCTCGCCAAGCGCACCGCCTGTAGTCATGTCCGGATCGGCCAAACCCAGGCTGCTTCTTTCCAAAACGGCATACTGCGAGGATAACCGGAATGTCCCGGACAATTCGATCAGCGCAACCCGGACGCCTGCCGCCACCGTCTTCTGTACGATTTGGCCGAACTGAACCGGTGACATGCCGACTTCATTCAGCCGCTTAACGGGCAGACGGGCCAAAGATACAGCCGCAGGTTCCGACTGCTGCGGATCGTCATATTTCTCCTGGATATGGATCTCTGAATAATCGCAATTAAGCGCCAGGGCAAGGACCTGAATAATCGTATTTACATCCGTCTTGGAAAGGTTCCTTGCGATCTTCGACTGGATCAGCACACGATAAACCTCATCGGTCGCCGCGCCGCGAGGCTGGGCAATATTCTGACCGATCATATCCAGGGTTGTTCCTTGCGCCTGGCTGATCGCCCGCCATTCCCGAACTGTCTCCAGCGCTGTATGGGCATCCTGCAGACTGCCATAAAGAATGCTTATTAGACGGCCCAGCTTACTATGGGGGTCTTTGTTAAACACATCGGCAAACCGGTTCATCATATCCTTGTAACTAAACATGGCTGCTCACCGCAATATATTCAGCTTTCGTCTGGGCTACCTGATAGGGAGCAATAACCACATTTTGTGTATCCATACTGCCGTCCTTTCCAACCTTTAGTGAAACGTCCTCCACGCCCGGAACGCTGTAAACCGCGCTGATCAGCCGGGTATATACGACATCTGCTCCCATCGACAAGCCGTTATAATAACTCCCCGCTTCATCTTCTCCGCCAATATAACGGATAATCGCCTTCCTGATCTGGTCATCACCGTCCGCTGGGTAGCTTTCATTGGAGGCAACAGCTATTTCAATCTGAACGGCGACCTCTTCCGAACGGCTGAATTTGATTACATGCCCGTAACCGGCAATGTCCATGACCTCCTTTTCGATGTCGCCAAACGTTTCGATCCCCCCGGATTTCGTTGCAAAAATTGTCTCGGCTATCGTTTGTTCGTCACCGCCCAGTACGTAAGCCTGGAAGGATTTTGGCGGCCTGCCCGCAGCGTCAGGTTCCATGGTATTATTCTCGATCACCGCCGCTGCCCGAACCCCCTCGAGCCGCAATAGCGCCCCGCGAAGCGCATCTACTGACGCAGCGCCGCCGCCCGCCACAGATTGCTGGAACCGGGTCCTGAACTCGGCATCCGTTTCTTTTTCCCGTCCACCGGTAAAGGCTTCGAGATTGGTAACGGTCAGTACATTCGGATTCGGATTCACCACCACCGTCAGGGTACCTGCCGCAATATTCGAGTCTTGTCCCGGCTCAATCGCCTGCACGTGGACGCTCGCCGTTCCATCGTTCCCGAAGGTCAACCGCTCGGTTGTCTCGAATTGTATTCCGCCCGTTGTGGCAAGCCGAAATCCTGCCGGTTCCGAATGCCCGGCTGTCCCGGTAAGAACAGCGATTCCCGATGCAAACTGCTCCAAAATTCGGCTGATTCCCACATACGGCCCCAAGCGGTCCAGATTGACTCCCGTTGCTGTGCCGATATAACCACTGTTATACACATCCTCTGCCGTACTCCAGACTTTGGCCAGAAACCAGGCGAAGATCCGCAAAATAATCCCGAGCGGCGAACGCTCGGACGTATTCATCGTTTCGCCGAATACCTCACGCGCCTTGTTCTCCATGTCGGTGAACAGATCGCTGAATCTTTTTCGCTTAAATCCCGTTTTATCCAGCACCTACCTCCACCTCCTCCAATAAAATCTCAGCCCCGTCCATCCCCGTGGCTTTAAAGCCAGCCGTCAGGGTCCGGGCTTTCCTGTCGATAGACAAAGAAACGGACTCCACGGATGTAATCCGTTCCTCCTGCAGCAGTGCTGTACTAAGTGCGTCATTCATCTGCGTTTCGTTGATGTCTTTGCCCAAGAACAAGCTGTAATCCAATCCGCTGTCCGGGTTCAAGAACCATTCACCGGTTTTGGTTCCGAGCACGATCCGGCAGCATTGGGCCAGTTCCTCCTGGCCGCTGATGATCTCAAAGCTGACGTCTCCATCTGCTTCAAGCTTTAAAGACTCCATGAGAACACCCCCACGATCACCGCATCGTTAACGCTGTGCCGTCTCCCCGTATCGGGCGCGGCTACTTGGCCGGTGCGGGCATTTTTCAGCTCCCTGTCAGCACAGACCGCAAAAACCAAATCCCCCGTCTTAAGCCGCGGTTTATAAACCAGCTCCTCCACCGTTCCTTCCAGCATCAGTCTTTGGCCCAGAACCGGAACGTTATGAATCATGGCCGGATCATTACCGGCGGTTCGGATCAGCGGCTGGATATCCGCTGTACAGGAAGACGGATCGAAGCTGACGACCCTGCATGCCAATCCTACACGAACCTGCGAAAGTTTGGCATTCATCAGTCCGCTGACCGCTTGATAAAGAACTCCCGAAGGATCATTGTTCACAATACCGCCTCGCATTCCGTCATAAAATCTCCGCTCCTGCTAATACGATGGGTCCCGCCCTGAACATAAAGTTTCCCTTGGAAAATAAAACTCGATAACTCCATGACTGTTCCAATCGTTACCCGGTATTGCAGCTGCTGTTTCAAGCGATAGCCTTTAAGGCCGTTTTCCTCAAAATATTCGGGCAGCCCGATCATCCCATTGGTTTTGTCCAGCTGAATCAAATTGGATGCTCCCTCGCGCAAACTGCGCACATACAGCTTGCCTTTGCTGATATAAGCCCTGGTTTGGCAATCCTCGGCCACTTGGCTGATCATCGAGACCAGCGTATCGCTGGCCGAATACCCATCCTCATAACGGTAATCCCTGACCAGCTTCAGCATGGCGACCGGAAGGTTCGCCTGTTGAGCGAGCTGACGGATGATCGCGCTCCCATAGGTCCCCTTGGCAAAGCTGATCTCCTGTTGGGTGTCCTTCCGCAGACTGTCCAGCACGTGAATTGTGGTAACTTTATCCACCCCGTCCCAAACCGTCTGTACGCTGGAAATATAACCGCTGAACAGCAGGCCCACATCCCCCTCGTAACCTGCGTTCAACCTAAGCGGGATAGGCGGATCATTATCCTTTTTCTTCCGGAATAGATTCAAAGAGTCCTCCGACAGGTTCCACAGCTTGATCTCCGACTCATTAGGCAGCGTATCCGAGTCAAAGGGAACCGAAGCTTCAAGATTAAACTCTTTCATGGAAAAGGTTTTGCCGCCGGCAATGACCTCCGCTACCCGCCCAAAATTACGCATCACCATCGGCTTCACCTTCAGCTTCGTCGATTAGAAATAAAAAAACGCTCTCCGAGAGCGTCGCTGCATTTACGTTATTCTGCTGGCCGGATTCGTCAAAAGGGACGATCGTCAGCTTGGGAAAGCGGTTGTCCATCACCCCCTGGAACAAGGCCTGGCCGTAGACCAGCCTTTCGCCCGCCACCAGAACTTCACCATCTCGTTCTAAATCGACTGTAAAAAAATCGTAATCATCGTTGTAGTGAACCTCCATCGTAAACAATTCATTGAGGATGGATATGTCGAAGCGGTAAGGGATGAGCTCTTTTTCGATATCGATATATTCCATAATCAGCTGTCCTCCTCCCACTTGCTGCTCTTCATTGGCGACTGTGCTTGATTTGTTCCCATTTTGGGCGATTGAACCAGGTTAGAGTTGACGATGTTGCCCGGCGTCTTCTTGTTGTTCTTGGGCTGCTTAAACCCGGCGCTTTTGACCTCCTGGGTCTGAGGTTTTAGCTGGGCAGAGACAGCTCCCCCCTTTGAAGCGTTAGCAATCAATACCTCCGTGATCGTCACCGAAAAAGTAAACCCGTCTGCCACGGTGTAATCCCGGCTCGTGGACAAACCGGACAAAAGGCCGTGAATGGTAGTCCTGCCGGTAAAATCCACGATTTTCCCGCCTTCCTGGCATTCCACAAGGTACCGGTGGATTTCAGCGGCCTTGTAGCCCCCGGCCGGGTCGTCCACTACCAAACCGCTTATCGAAAGAGAACGGGCTTTGCGTTGAACGTGGTCCGTCAGGTCTATAGATCGTTCGACTGGCTGCTGGGTAATTTCCACGTCAAAGGTCAAGTCTTCTTTCTCAACCAGAATGTACCTGCCGTCTATTTTGGCCATCAGAGCGCTCCCCCCAATCCCCCGCGGCGCATCGTTTCCTGGAAGACCTGCTGCATGGCTTGACGGAACTGGGCCGTCAGTTCACCGGTTTGCCGGCTGTCCAGGGAACCGCCTTTTACGTCCACCTTCAGGTTGATGTTCATAGCGCCCGGGTTCACGCCAGATCCCTTGGCGGTTCCGGCGAGGCCAGAACGGCTCTCGTAGCTGGGAACTACCTTGACTGGAGCGGCTAAAGTCGAGTTGTACGTGTAGGCTTTATTTTCCTCCGCCGTCAGGACACGTTCTCCCTTGTGCAGTTCGGCAACAAAACCGTTGTACGGTACGAAGGGAAGTCCGGTTTTATAACTGCCCTGAACGGCGCTGGTTCCGCCATGTCCACCTGCTCCGCCTCCCCTGGTGCCGTTGCCGGCAGATTCAGATGTACTTAGACCAATGTGAGTAATAGTAGGAATCGTCAGCCCATCCCCCAAAAGACCGCCTAAGGTCACAAGATCATTATATTTGTTAATCAGAAAGTTAATTTGATCAATAGCCCAATTGATTCCCTTATTAAAAGCATTCGGAATCGTCACAGTAAAAAAATCCATCGTGGCCGATGCGCCGATTCGGATCGCGTTCCAAACCCCGTCCACCATGTTCCGGAACCATTCGATCTTCTGATACGCAACAACCAGCCCTACGCCTAAACCTATAATAGCCGCGATAATTAAGGTTATCGGATTGGCAGACAACACAGCAGAGACAGCGCCCCATACTCGCGTAACAGCCGTGATCGTCGTGACCATGGTCTTGTAAGCCGCTAAGTCTCCAACTACCCCCATAACGACCGGAACAACCCCCTTCCACTGCATCACCTTGTTTGCCATATCCGCAGCGTAATTAATGAAGGCTTCCGCATAAGGCAGCACCGTTCTCAAAGCTGAAGAAATACTGCCGATCGCTTTTCCGAAATTATCAGCCAGAGCGGCTCCAAAGCTTTTAATCAGCGGTTCATGGCTGGTCAGCCAAGTGCCGAATTGGTTAAAAGCAGGCAACAGCTGCTGCCCTACCGGAATCAGGACATCGGCTGCGATCTGTTTTTTGAAGGCTTCGAAAGCTTCACCAGGCGAGCTGATACGCTGCCGATCCAGCTGCTCCATCGTTTGTTTGGTCAGATCGAACTGGCTGCGTGCGCTTGCCAGCGCGGCCACCATCTGACCTTCCATGCCGCCAAATTCCGAACCAAACAAATCTGTGGCGATTGCATTTTGTTTGATGGGATCAGTGATGCCGGCAATCGCCCCGGCAACCTGATCAAAAGCAGTTTTGGCGCTTGGTCCGCCGGCCGCGATAGACTTTTGAACCTGCTGCGCGTTGAGTCCAAGGCTTTTAAGCGCATTCGCGCTTTTTGCTGAACCGCTGCCGGCCATTTTCTCAAACTGCTGAAAGGTTTTGCCGATTTGGTCCAGGCTGTATTCGCCCTTTTGGCTTCCTGCAGCAAAGAGGTCAAACATCTGGTTCGCGCTGAAGCCCAGCTTGTTGAAATCTTCGGCATAGGTTTCTGCTGCCCCAGTCAGCTGACTGGGATCTAGCTTGGCATAAGCGCCTTGAGCCAGCAGTCCAAAAGCCTGACTGCCGGTAATGCCGAACTGCTTCATCATCACATCTGCCGATTTAACGGAATCCGTTACATCTACGCCGATCGAATCCTTTAACAGCAGGGCGTTTTTCGCCGTCTGCTCCAGTGCAGTTCCCTGCTGATCCGTCAGCTTGATCGTTTCCGTCAGCGTGCCTCCAAGCTCGTCCCAGCTTCCGCCCAGGTTTTGTTTATACAAATCTTTTGCAGCCATTTTAGTGGCTGTCATCTGAGAATCGGTTAATCCGGTTGCCCTCTGGATTTTAGACATGGAAGCTTCAAATTCGGAGGCAGCCGAATAAGAGGTTTTGCCAAACTCCATGATGGCTTGAATGCTGGTTTTGCTGAAAGCAAGCAGCTGCTGATTGGCTTTTTCCCTTTTTTTATTTTTCTCTTCCTCCATCTTGGCCTGTACCTGCTCCAGTGCGGCCTTTTCTTCTGCAGCCTTAGCCGCTGCAGCTGCTTCTTCAGCGATCTCGCGGGCTTTTGCTTTTTTCCTGTTGACCAATTCGGAACACCTCCTTACTTTGGCCTGGATTTATTTTGCTGCTTGATATAAAGATCCAGTGCCGCGTTTGCCTCCGCGATGTCCTCTTCATCCATCTGGTGCAAATCGGAATAAGTAATGCCGATATCAGACAGCAGCAGACGCCAGTAACGCCAGCGTTCTTTAGCCCTCCGCTCGGCTTCCTTCGGATGGATCATCTCGTTCACCTTCTTGCCCGGAAATAAATAGATAAGCAGCATTAACGACTTCGCTGTATTCCCGGTAATCGTCAAAGTCGTCGATTTTACGCTTCGGTTCAACTACCACGTATTTCAGAATCTCCTCGGACAGGCGTTCTTCGGATACAACCCCAAATTTGTTTTTGGCGGCATCGTTGATTTTGGAGACGGCCCGGACGCCGGGATGCTGAAACAAATAGGTTTGGCCGGATTGGGATACAAATTCTTTTTGTTTAAAGCCAGGCATAAAATGAACCCCTTTCGTGGGTAGAATGATAGTAACCAAGAGGTCTGCTGCTTTCTGGAGATCAACAGCAGACACTCGATATATAGATAGATTACAAGCTGGAAGTCAAAGTCGGATTGACAAGCTGCAGCTCGTAAACACGGTCAGCAACTTCATTGTTGTAGGTCCGTGTGGCGGGCTTTTTCACAAAAGCCTGATCAGCAGTAATAGTTTCATTGACTGGTCCGCTTACCGAAACAAAAACCTTGGCGTCTTCGCCGCTTTGCGCCAGTGCTTCCAGCATCGGAACCTGCGGGCTGGTAGCCAGAAGAGTAACCGTCAAGGTTGCAAGCGAATTGTTGATTTTGGAACGCACGACGTCTCCTTGCGAGCCAACTTTGGTTGTCCAGGAATCTTCGTCTTTTTCATATTCCAGCATATCCTCGGAGAACCCGGTCAAAATTACGTCGTTAATCGTTACAGATACGTTGCTGGCATCATAAGTATGAAACATAGTTGTTATCCCCCTTAAAAATATGGATTAATAAGTAACCAAACCTGTAATCGTAGCTTCATGAACGGCCCCGGCCAGTTCAAATTCGAAGCTGCCGCTGTCGTATTTGCGGGTTTGCCGCTGCGCGGCGGTCAAAGCTTCACGTCCCGGGAAGCTGGTGCTGTACAACCCTTTGCCGCTGTCGTCTTTGGCAATGATGCCTTGGGTCAGGCAGCGCTGCAGCACACCGCGCACGGTTCCCTCGATTTGGGCGATGCCTGTGTTGTCATAAGCAATTTTATGGTCATAGGCGGTGTTAAAAAGCTTCTGCACCTCAAACTCGATACTGTAGACCACGTAATGTTTGGCGTGGACAATATCGATGTATTCGCCGCCGGAAGTCATCCCCTCACTCGTCACCGCATCCCCGGCTTTGATTACAAAAGTAATTGCTCCTGCTTGATGGATGGCACGAAGCTCGTCCGCCGTAATATCGAGAGGCTCTATGCCTTGAAGTGGCTGGCCTTTCCAGGTGATTGAACCGACCGCTTTGGAGCCGGCTTCGCCGATCAATGCCGCTTCCGGATAGCTGTCCACATCGGTATGGTAAAAGACCGTTGTATTCAGGAACTTTTTCGCCTGAACCGCTTTGACCGCCTCCAGATCCGACGAACGGGTAAAAAATTGCCGGCTGTCATGCTCCTCAACAGCCTGTGCGATCGCCAGCACATCTTCCTCAGCGGTGCTCGTGCTGATCAGGAAGTAGAAGTCTTTCTCCAAAACCTTGGCCATAAAATCGGTCCATGGTTCGTCTGTCTTGCGCTGCATGATCGCTAATTCTTCAGGCCGGTTAACCTGGGCAAAAACAGCGGACGCCGCTTTGTATTCCTCTGTTCCCGCCGGATAAACCGCACTTACTTCCGTCAGTGAAGCAAAAGAGGTATAATCAAGCCCTGCAGCGCTTGTCCCCAGAATCAGCGGTTTGCCAAAACCGATAAGCGGCGTTGGGCGTTTAATATCAATAATAACGTTTACGTCTTTAATTTGAGACAATCTGATCAGCTCCTTTGATAATTACGGTGTCAATCGTTTCGACTTCCGTTTCCCTTACCTGGACGGTCCGGAAGACCGCATCAAAACCTTCCCGCCGGATCCAGGGCGCATCTTCGTATTCCTTGTAATCCCTGTTGGTTACCGGACCCGCATTCACCAGCACGCAATTCAAGTTCTCTTTCAGCCCGTCGCGTCCGGTGTGGGCCAGCCAGTCCCTCGCTTTCATGCTGCCGATAATCCGTTCAAGATGACTTGATCCATAAACGTACAGGGTGACCGTAAATTCTACCGTTTGCGTTTCACGCATGATGCCGGACTCATATTCCACAACCGGATGTCCCCGGTTGTCCATAATTCGGCTGAAATCAAATACCAGCCAGGACGTTTCGCCATTATCCGGTTCGTCCTGCTCTTTGAAAGGCAGCCCCGTATAACCGCTCACCTCGTCCACAATAAATGACCTTATGTTTTCTACAGGAATCACAGGTAGTGTTACGCCCCCTTTTCTTCCAGAATGCTCCTCGGCACCTTAGCTCCGGCCTCAACCGCTGTATCCTATCAGGCTCAGTCCCCTCACCTCCCTTCAGAACTTCATCGCTGTTATCAGGCGATATTTTTAATATCCATCTCTTTTACCAGGTATTTAAAATACCCTTCACTTTTAGGTGGCACCCGTGTGACAAGTCTAATCCCATTTCGTCCGTCCGTTCTTCACGCCCTAACTTCTGCTTTTCTTGCTTTCCTGCCCCTCCTGGCCGATCCATTCCGTCACTTTCTTTTGCGCCCGCCTCACGTATAAAGCAGCACTGCTCTTCGAAATCCCCAGCATGTCCGCTATTTCCGATAACGAATAACAACAGCCGTGAGCCAGCGTATAACATTCCTGTTCCCGGCTGCTGAGCAAAGCAAGGGCTTGTTCCAGCCTGTCCCGTTCCGAATCCGTTATCCGGCTGGAGCTTCCGGCAGCGGGCGGACTCACGAAAATTTGCATCTTGATCGGATCCATCAGCTGTTCCCGCTGGTAAGCCGCCCTCCTTTCAATGCCGCGCCGATTTCCGGGTCTGCGTCCGCTGTTCAGCCATTCCAGCACATACCGGCAATCCGATATCATCTCACCCAGCATTTTATAATCGGGGTGTTCTGCCCCCCGTTCCAGCCTTAATTGTTCCAGCAACTCCAGGGTTTGCTCATATGAGGTTTTCAAGGGCAGCATGTCCAGCCACATTTTTTCCGACATTTCTTTTCCCCCCAGCTTAATACGGTATTTAAATACTCAAACTTCGAAAAAAATAAAATCAAAAACAGTATTGATGTTACCCTGAAAATAAATTAAACTATATAAAAGTATTATAATTACCCACAAAACCAAACGTTGTTTCTTTCAATTCTTAGATCTCAGCAAAATCTTCTTTTTCACCCCTCTCTGGTTGATAAGCTGATTATATTTGGTATTATAAATACCGTCAAGTATTTTAAATACCGTTTTTATTTTTCTAATTTGGAGGCCTTGTCTATGTCCCTTGGAGAAAGAATACGTGAACGCCGCAAGCAGCTCGGATTCACCCAGCTAGAAATCGCCCAGCAGCTAAATATGGGAAGATCCAACTTCGGTCATATCGAAAATGGCCGCGTCATCCCTTCCAGCACCGATCTGGACAAACTCGCGGATATTTTACAAACCAAACCCGATTACCTGCTTGGAAAAACCGATGATCCGTCTTTAGGCGGGAACGATGATCCTTACGCCCTAACTTTTAAAGAGGAAAAGGATATTGCCATACGGCTGCAGAAAATGTTGGATGAACTGGAAAGCGATGTGCCGCTCGCTTATTTCGGCGAACCGCTTGATGATGACGAGGACCGTGAAGCGTTGAAAGCCTCTCTGGAGAATACGCTGAGGCTGTCTAAATATATGGCGAAGAAGAAATTTACACCGAACAAATATCGAAAATAACACCGGGGGTACCCTATGGCTATGGACGAAGAACGTCTTATCAGAAAGCTGATCCAAACCTGCGGAACCAACGACCCCTTAGCCATTGCTGAGCAGAAGAACATCCTGGTTCTGTACGAGCGGCTGGGGAAAAACATTTGGGGATACTTCAGCAATGCCCACCGCATCCCAATGATTCATATTAATGAGGAGCTGAACGAATTCGAGCGCACGTTTACCGCCGCCCATGAGCTCGGCCACAGTTTGCTGCACGCGAAGCTGAATACGCCCTTTCTGCGCAAAAATACGCTGATTTCCGTGGACCGGATCGAACAGGAAGCGAACCGTTTTGCCATCAAGCTGCTGATCGGCGATGCCAAACCCGAGCAGGGAGAAACGGTTAAATTCTTCCTGCTGCGCTGCGGAATTCCGGAATGGCTGCATCCCTACTTTGTACCGCATCAAGCGGATGACACAAACAAGTGGGCTGCAATCTGGAAAGATGACCGCTCCTTTTGGGGCTGCTGA